CAGTTTTTCCTTTCCCGAAGAACCGGCCAAAAATGGTTTTAAGCCATTCAGGCCACGTCCCAGTTTGAAAGGCCTCAACAACGCTGATGCATAACACGATGCATAACAGTCCGGCGATGAAGGAAGAAAAGCCAGCGGTTTTCGTCCAGGCCAAAGAAAGCAGCTCAGCAGAACCCATGTAGCCGCCTATCCATCCGACAATCAAATAGCCGGCGCGTTGCCAGTTGTTGATGTCTTTGGCGAACAGGATAAAAAAGAATGCGCCACCGAAGGCGCCGATTACCGCAGATAGATCCAAGCCAGGGAGCATGCTTGCCAACCCCACACCCGCCGTGCCTACGGCAAGCTGTGTTCCTGCTACTGTGAGGCTGTCTGCCATATTGCCCTCGCCTACCATGATTTAGGGTGCCGCCATTCGGCGCCGGTAAAGAAGCCGTGACCGGCAAAAAGGCAAATTGCCATACCTAGGATTATACACAGTAGAGAGACATGATCCCATTGCCTGGAAGGCTGCTCATCTGGTATGTAGCGGACGCCTTGAATAATCAGGAAAGCCGCCACAAACATGTTCGCGCTAATGTCGCGATGCTGGACGAAATTCCAGATCGCGACGGACAGGCAGAGGAAGCTTATGCAGTTCGGGCGGCTTAGCACTATGTCGATCCTTGGCGAGGTTGTCGCGCCACCATCAGGTGGCGCTTTGGCATTATCGTCAGGATAACACTTATTGAGGATATGTGACTTTCCTGTTAGGCATCGCCGAGAGCGGAAAGCTCAGCTCTTATTTCAATTGCTCGAAGCTCCTTAGCTTCAAGATCTGCCCTCTCAGGAGTCCCGACACCGACATTAGGCTCCGCTACAAGCATCGCCCGAAGCGGGCGTGTGCTTTCACGGTCAATTTGTTCAAGTTCGGCATAAAGCGCCGGCCTTGGGTCGGGTATGTAAGGAGGTGGCGCGGTGAAATTCGCGCCATCATAGCTCCAGCCTTGCTCGGGTTGTGGATCAAGGTTGGTGATTTCCACCCAGATAAGAATCGGCGGAAACATCTGCGTTATATCGCCATCAGTCTCGAAAAGCTCCATTACCAGACCGTTGTCTATGCGTGCGTACTTCATGCGAATTCCTCCACTATAACCAATCCTGCCGCGCCTGCTCCGCCTGATCTTCCACCTGGAATGCTTGGCCCAGACAACGCCCCGCTACCGCCTGATCCTGGCGTTGTAGCTGCAAACCCGGCTGTCGAACTGGCCGGCGCGCCGCCGCCAAAAGCTGAAGCCCCGCCATAACCGCTAATCCCATTGATCGAACTCATGTTGAGTCCTGACCCGCCCTGCCCTCCTACTGCGTTTACCAGAGAGCCGCCTGATCCAGATCCGCCTATTGCTGACACAGCTGTAATATTTGGGAATGAGCTAATGGCCACTCCAGCATTGCCCCCGGTTCCACCCGTAGCGAGAATAATAGAGCCAAAGGACGACGTGCCACCTGTGCCGCCAGCAGCGAACCCGGCTGCGCTTGCTGCTCCAGCAGCACCTACAGTGATCGCTGTAGCAGTTATTCCTGAAGTGATATAACCGACTGAATATCCGCCGCCAGCACCCCCACAACCAATACTCTGCTGCCCGGCTGCGGTTGCTCCGGATCCGCCTCCGCCTCCGCCACCCCCGAGAACAGTAACGCGAATGCTTTTTGTTCTTGGATCTGGCGTATAGGTGCCGTTTGCTGAGAACTTCTGCACGCCAATGAGTCGTCCGGATCCGGCCAAACCCCATGCAGCTGGAGACGATGCTGGTGAATTGCCAAGGTTATTATTTATAAGTGAAGAATACAGGACGCCAGATAAATTACAGAAGCTCCCTATGTGGTATTCCTGGAGAGCGTTGTACTCGGCTACCCCAACCTGATGCAGGTAGGCCAGAATTTGCCCGTGCGTATAGGACACCGCATTGAAATCTTGGAGTGTAGGCTGGTCAGAAGGCCCTACAATGCCCCAGCCACGCAGAAATTGAGGCGTGAATTGGCTGGTGATGTCGTTAGCCTGAGTTACCTGGCCGAAAATAGTCCGCTCGGTGCCGAGAGAGCTTGAAGCGAACGGAACAAGGTTACCGTTATACCTTACAATTTTTGCCATTAGATCACCTTCCTAGCCAGGTAGCCGCCCTGACGCAACGGATCAAATTTGTCAGCGAAGCCGCGAGCTGACGGGTTAATAGAGAAGCCGAACGATTCATCCGGGGCTGCCTGAATGACAACCTTGTATCGAACCGCTTGAGGTTTAGGCAGAAGATTGAGCGCTTGTATCAATCGCAGCCGATCAGAGCTGACCGCCGGAGATACATACAGCGTCAAGGTCATATCGAGATTATCGACGACGTAGGCCTGGCCTTCAAATGCCCACAAAACTACATCCTGAATGCTTATGTATTGGTCGCTTGACACGTATCCGGATGCTCGGTTTTTGGCCGCCTTCACGCGAATAAAAAACCGATAGTCATTATCGTTTAACTGGAGGTCGGTAAAAGCAGACGAGAACCTGTCGAAGAATGGGCCGCCAACACGAAGCGCGTTGAACCGATCAGCAAACCCCTCGTTTGCAGGGTTGATACTGAAGCCGAAGTAAACCTTGGCGATAACTTCCGGGACTGATCGACTGATACCGACAATTCTGCCCAGGACATCGAGCTGGGCACCTACTGCATTATCCAAGTCAAATGCAGGGTCAAGCGCATCAAGAAAGGCGCGAGTGGTTTCCCACGTGGAAGCCTGAAGCCCGATCTCGGATTTCGCCTTTGGCTTCTCCCAATACTGCTTGATCAGCAGATTGACGGTTTCGTCGACCAAGGCCATCAGACCACCTCGCTTACAGTGATGTTCGCCACGTCGATTTCAAACTTTGCGCCAGGATCGGGCGACAAGCTGCCGTCAGTGAAGGTGATGTTATCATCACTGATCTTCATGAGCGTCAAAATGAAGTCGTCACCAGCGGTGTAAGCTGGGCAGTACAAGGCCGACGCCTCTAGAGGTGTGCCGATGTAGAACTTGTAGGCGGCAATTTTCTGCTTGAGTAGCGCGATATCGACAGGTACAAGCGGGTTTCTGCGAGTAGCCGTGACCGTGACGTAAATCGGAACCATGACTGGCCGGTCAAAGCGACGGATCTGGTAAACAACGAAGGTGCTGCCGTCTGGACGAGTCAGGGTCTCAGGAATGTTCGCCTCGATTGCACCTTTGATGCCGGCCCCGCCAGTCTTCTGGAAAAGCAGCACCTGCATGATGTCATCAATGGTTCCGCCCTCGACTACCGGCCAGATGCTATGCGCGTCCAGGTCGCTGATCGGGTCGTAAACATCGGAATCATTGTCGTAAACGCGAGCATCTGTCACGCCGGCAGTGTTCAGCAAGCGCGCAGCCAATGAGTTGGTCGTAGAAAACGCCGGATTCTCAAGGCTGAGGTTGCGCTTCTGGACGAACTCTTCGTCGGTCTCTTCGTCCTTGCCTGGCTCGGCGTCAACCGCAGCCGTGAAGCCCGTTACGCCGAGGACTACCGTAACTGGCGTGAATACAGCGCCTGCCAAGCCAGTTACCGAGCCGAAGTCAGTCGCCTGAAAGGTAATCGCAGACACGCCAATCGGCAGAATTACCGGCGCCGGCAGTTCCCAGAGCTGGCCAAGATCATCAGATATTTGATATCCGGTAGGCAGTGTCAGAATACGAGTCGTAACGACCGATAGATCCCAGAACGACCGAGTCGCAGGGCGCGGGAATACACCGGAGAGTTTAGCGATTTTCGCCTGGAAGATGCCGCGTGCGAAGTCCGGGTCGAAGTTGTTGGCGATCCAAAGCCCGAACGCCTGCATGTCGGCTCGAGACTTGGCCTCAATTGCCACACGCTGACCATCAGGGCTTTCCTGATTGAGATTGATGTCGACGCCATAGATCGCTTGATAGCCCGCCACAAGCTCAGCAAAGATCTCATCAAAGCTCTGGATCGTTATGCCGCTGGCGTCAATCGTCGGGCCTGCCATCAGATGGTTATCTCTTCGTTGAATTCGTCGTCAAAAATCGTGCCAAACGCAAGCATTATAGTTGCATTGCGAGTGCTTGTCTTGACCTCAATTTCCAGTTTGGAGATGGTGGTAACTCCGTCAGTAGACAGGGTTACCCGCTCGACGGCGCGAAGTATTTCTTCCTTTGTATCTCGGCGCCCGAGCAGGTCGATCCAGTCGATATTAGCGTCAACATCAAGGAAAAAATCAGTGCGGAATGATTTTAGGCGCGTGACAACGTTCTGGCGGATTGCGTCGCCACGAGAAATGTAGACGGAAAGTCCTCGGCCAAACCGCCAATCACCATCTTCATCAAGTCCTGATACGCGCATGTGGTCACCTGCAAGAGCTATGCCAGCATCTTACATCATCATGCGACGTTTGTGATGAGTCCTGCGATAACCGTTACCGTGCGACTGTCACCCGTTGCAAATGTTCCAGTCCAGCCAGGTATGCCGCCGACAGAATAGGTCGTTGAGTCGGTGTTTAGCGAGACATCAAGCGCGCCGATCAGAGTGTAGTTGCCCGTATGGATGTAATCTCCAGTTACCGTAGAGTCACCAAATCGCTCGATGGTTGCGGGGATGGTCTTCGCCATGGACGCTGGGGATACGCCGACCAGTGCAAAGCAGTCGCTGTAATCGTGCATACGCTGTTCGATTGGCGGCACGTTATCTGCGCCGCCATACCATCGGTCGAAGCAGCGTTCGCTGACCAGCAGGAGGCAGTAGTCGCCGACCGCCAGAGGATGCGCGTCGTAGCTGGTGCCGCCACTGAGGAACACTGGCGGCACTGATGGGAATACTGGGAGCTGAACTGCGGCGCCATCGACTACGCGCTGAATGACTGGCTGACAATCAATGGTGACTGATCCAACAGCAGTAATCTTGGCGACGACGATAGTGTGGGTATTCGCCAGCGCCGTGAGAATGCCGTCGTTCATTACATCCGTTAGCTCTTCTTTCTTGTCGGTCATCTCGGCACCACATAGTTTTCGGCAATTTCACCGGTAACGCGCTGATACCAGTCGCTCCCGTCGAAGTCGCCACTGTACGTGATAAGGCTGCACTTGTAGATGCCGTTGCGGTGCGGCGCCGTGACTGAGATCAACTGATACAGCCCGCCAACCTTGATCGACGGATTCAGGAATGTGTTGATCGTCACCTCTTTCTTGTCGGCCTCGGGCGTATTGATCAGGCCAGTTTCAGCGCTAACCACCGGAATATATCCAGACACGACCTCATTGCCGCCAAGGATGTTCAGGCGCTCATCATCAATGAACCAGCGCTGATCGGGGTCAAGCATGTCCTGGATGGTTTGCATTGAGTTCCCGACCAACACCTTTGGGCGACTGATGTCAGCCTGGGCGCCGATCTTGCCTTTCTTGGTGTTCGGCATGGTGCCAAGCACCGCATCAATGGCAGCGGCCTTGCTGGTTACTGAGGTGGCGACGAAGCCTCGCAGGAAGTCTTCGCCGCCATCCATGGCTGAGATGGTCGTGACGAACTGGCCGTCATTCTCGCGAACGCTGCCGGCCTCGTCGATGGATCCGCGAAAGATAGTTTCCAGTCGGCCTTCGTAACCGATCTCCAGTAGCACAGGGAAATAACCCTTATTCTGATTGGAGGTCGGCTTGTCTTTGCCGTCCTTGTCCTTCTCGGGTTTCTCGTCGGGGTCGCGCACAAGTCGGCGCCGCTTGTCCTCATTCAGGCCGTCAATCTTGATCGTGGCCTTGTTGAGATCGGCCTTGTCCGACTTATCCACGCTGAAGCGAATACGGAATGGAGGCAGAATGGTGACGGCCTGCGAGCCAATCCCGATTGTTAGGCGATAGTCTCGCAGGAATCTGTCGACCATTTCTTATACCTTTTTGCAGCAAATAATGATTTTGTCGATTGCCGCAGCAGTCACCGCGCAACACTCAAGGCCAAGCAGAAAAAGCTCTTCTACCTTCTCCAGCTCAATCCATCCTTGGTTCAGCTCGACAGTTACGAAGTTCGGCGTTTGCTCGGCTACCTTTGCCCATGACGGCAAATCGGAATCTTCCACGTATTTCATTTCAGCGCTTCCCGAGGTTGCGGAGGTGGATGAGCATGTAGAGGGTGGCGATCATTCCTCACCCTCCACGATTTCGAATTTGCGGTAGCCGGCGTCGTAGATGCGCGCAGCCTCACCGCGGTTGATACAGGTAACCCTGACCAAGTCGTCAATCGCCTTGGTTCGTTCTTCCGCCGCGATCTGATCAGGCGTGCGGATTGGGCGCAGCATATCTGGAATGATTGTTCCGCAAAAGTGTCGGCCCTCTACGCACACGACAGCTACATCATGCCCCCCAAAATTTGCACAACCACCTACAAGCATGCGCGTACCCGCTGGAAATTCTTCAAGGCGCGCGCCTTCCGTGAATTTGCTTGCAGACTTCAGCTCGCACACTATCCCGACCGGCGGCAGGCCTTCGCCGTTCCACTCAACAACCTTCGGCGCCTTCAGCGCATCAACTGCGGCCTGCCATTCGGCTCGGGTGACGATGGCGGTGGCGCAGTCTTCTGCAACCTCAAAGAGTAAGTCGCCACCCGTCCAATGCGAGCGATTCCAATTGCTACCGTTAAATTGAATTATGTTGGGACTTTCTTGTGGGTCAAGAGTAACCAGCATGCCGTCGCGATCTTGAGCGACAAAAAGCGCCGCGCTATTGCCAAGGTTATTATCAGGCCACACCTTCAACTCCCGCGCCAAAATATCAACCAGTTTCATGCCGCACCGCCTTGCTTGAAGCCGGCAGCGAATACGGATGGATCAACATTGAAGCCCTTGATACCCGACACGCGCATCTCCAGCTCTTGTCGACGCTCACAAGCCGCATCAACCGCCCGACGAAACGCCAACGGATCACGGACCCCTTTCATCACCGCATCATTCCCGCCGGTGCCCGAGATGATCACGTCGCCATAACCGAAGATGCGGCCCAGCATGCCCTGCTTGACCGATACCGATTCAACCTTGGCCAGCCGGATCTCAGCCGTATCACGCACGATCACGCCGGACTTGCGAATCACTCGCTTGCTGGTAATGCCCATCTCGGTGCTGCGGATCTTCAGGTATGCGTACAACAGCAATGCAGCGCTGATCGGCAGGCAGATGATCGACACGCCGAAGATGACGGCGGCGCAGTAGATGTGGAACAGCGACCACTTGGAGATTTTGCCCTCGGCGAGCAGGGTTTCGTCGGCGGCGAGGGTTTGAGTGATGTAGGTCATTTGGATTCTCCTTCGATGCGCTCGATCAGCAGGGCGGCGGCTTCGATTGCCTTTCCTGCAAACTTAGCGCTTACCTCGCCGCCAGTCAGGCATTTAACGAGGCAGTCATTTACCTGCTTCAGCGCAGCCAGTAGCTCCGGCGAGGCGGCAATCAAACCGGCATTGGCAAAGTCGACAGGGTCAACCGAATAAATGCCGGCCAGTGTTGGATCATCATCGTCATCAGACGTATCGAATTTCTCGCGAGTCTGGATACTGATGACCTTTCCTTTGCCAAGAGGCAGATCGTGAACCTCGGCGAACCAAGGACCTGGAGTATGCTTTGCAGTTGTCATAACGGTATCCCTATAAGCGCGTCATTGCGCAAACGAATAATCGACTAGGATAATCATTATGTCAAGTCGGAACTTCCAATCCCCTGCGCTCCTGCATTTCTTCGGCGGTCACGAAATACAGCTCGCACCGCCCCTCGCTGAAATCTCCCAGCCTAAACGGCGCCAGGCCACTTGAATCCGTGGTCACGCAAAAGAAGTCAAACGGCCAGTTCAGCGCCTGGATATGCAGGCACCCTAGGCTCAGCATGAAGCCGTTATAGGTCACATTCCGCCAGCTCACATTGAACGACCAGAACTGCGAAACCTGATAAAAATTCAGCGTCAGTACGATCTCTTCGTCATCGACCAGCAGCACATGACGCTGACTCGGCTCATCGGTGATATTGATTATCTGAAACGCCATCCGTTATCTCCCGAGAACCGCAGTCAGCACGGATTTCTGTTTCTTGGCGCCAGCACCATCGCCGGATTTCGGCGACTGAACGCCCTTGTCTTTCGTCCCCTGGGTCTGGCTCTTCACAGCGGGCGCTGGCTTCTTGTAGAAGCGACCCGCGTCCGTGTAGATCGTCTTGGCGATCCGGAATTTCTGGGCCGTCAACGAGAACGTCAGGGCCTTGCGCTGGTTGTCACGCGTGATCGTCACATCGTTGATCGCCATGCTTTCGTGATTGCGATACGGCATGGAGATGGTCGTGAGCTGCTTGCCGTAATGCAGCGACTCGATGAAGTCCACGAACTGTTCGCGAATCGGTTTCGACCCCGATTTATTGCCGGTGAAGTCGCCAGGATTTTTACCAAGCGAGATCTGTTCGTTGATGCCCCTGCGACGATCTCCGGCGCTGTCCTCGACCTTGGCCGCTCGCTGATCTTGCGACGGCGTGCGCTTCGGCAGGAAGGAATTCGTCAGCCCCACGGTTGGCAGACGCTTGTCGGACTTGCTCGGCGTCGGCGCATTGAAGAACACGTCGGCGACATCACCGTTGATGGTGATCTTGATCGGCGCATTGATGAGGTGGTCGCCGATATAGCTGCCGTCCTCGACTACCGATGTCGGTGATGCCGTTGAGTATTGCGTCTGATCGCTTACCCTGGCGAACAGGGTAAAGCCGCCGATGCCCACCTCTTCCAGCGAGGATGAGGACAGCGCCTGATCTTCACCGACCTTCAGTTCCTGAATGCTCATCGGCCACCTCGGTTAACCTGGGTCTTGGCGGTCTTCAATTGATCCTGCAGGGCGTTATCCACGGCGGCACCTGCGGCCTTCGGATCGCTGCTCGCAATGTCGATCTTGATGTCCTGCTTGATCTGACTGTTGTTGACTGAGCTGTTGCCGGCCGGCGTCATCGCTACGGCATCGTTCGGACTCATGCCTGGCACATCCCAAGCATCTTGCCCGCTGCCGCTTGGGAGTGGCGCTGCGTTGGCTGCCATCTCTGTGGCCGGAGATCCGCCCGAGCTGATCAAATCAACCGCCCAGTCTGGCAAGATCGAGGTAGCCGCAGATTTGATGCCGCCAAGGATCTGGCTAAACGCCGTACCGATGAAATCGAACAGGCCGAGGAAAATGTTCTTGATGCCCTCGCCGACAGAGTTGAATGCCGCCAGCAATGCGTCAAGCGCGCCCGCCCAGTTACCCTTGAACAGCTCAATGACGGCATCAAACAGATGCCCGAACGCATCAAAGAAAGGCTGGGCGAAAGTGAGCAGCGCCGCAAACATCGCTTTGAATGCGTCAACGATACCCTGAAGCACCGGCACGATGTCCCAGCCGAAGAACTCCATGAAGAAGTCTGCGATTACGGACTGGCCGCCATCGAGAGCGGTCAGAAGATCATCAACGATAAGCAGCAGGGCAACGATAGCTGCGGTGATCAGTACGACAGGAGACAGCAGGAAAGCCATAACCGTGGCGAAACCGCCGGTTGCAAGCTGGGCGACAACGAAGGCGCCAGCCAATGCCAGGGCAATCGGCGTCATGCGCACAAAGAAACCGGCAGTTGCTTGGATGACCTCGCCGAGCCACTGAAGCCCGCCCTTGATCAGGTCTTGGTTGGCGGTCAGGAATTCAACAAAGCCATCCGTGATCTTCTGTGTGGCCGGCGCTAGGTTGATTGCGATCTGCTGGCTGAGTGCCGCCGCCGCGAACTTAGCAACACCAAGCGAATCCTGGAAGTCTGCCGCTGCTTGGGCCTGCTCAGTGGTGACAATGCCAAGCTGGCGAGCAGTGCCTATCAGGCCGTCAATCTCTTCAGTGGTGGCATTTAGGAGTTGCAGCGTCGACGGATCCAGGCCGAGCGCCGCGATAATTGATTTCTGCGTACTCTTGTCAGTGCCGAGTCTCGCAAATGATTCGCGTAACTCGTTGAACAGAACGTCCGCCGTCTTCACATTGCCGCTGGCATCCTTGACGCTGATGCCCAGCTCTTCGAAAGCCTTCTTGCCCTTGCCAAGACCGCGAGCAGCGTCACCCGAGACCTTCGAAAGTCCAGCAAGGCTTGCGCTCATTGCCTCGGCGCTCGAACCAGAAAGCTCGGCGGCAAAGCCAAGCTCCTGAATGCTCTCGACCGTGATGCCAGTTTCGGCGCTCATGTCAGTCAGGGCGTCGGCGGCCTGAGTGTTCGCCGAGACGAACGCGACAAGTCCGCCAGCGGCGCCAATCACAGCAGCGCCGAAGCCGGTCAGCAGCGCCAGGGACAGTTTCAGGTTTTCGTTGAACTCACGTTGCGGCGCGAGATCTCCGACGAAGCTGAACTTGCTGACCAACTCATTTACGACCGCCATCGGGATTCCTCGATTTATACGCCTGGATCTCGGCGGTGATTTGTTCGAACTCGATAGCGTCCAAAAACTCTGGTGTATCCATCGCCTCGATTTCGGCCAGGCTGCCATACCCGGCCTTCACCAATGCGAACATCGCCATGCGCTCGCCGCTTACATTGGTTTCTCGGATGAGGTCTTCGCTGGCTCCCCTACTTGGGATGCTGAGGCGATACCTGCGGCGCGAGTAAAAGGGTAGGAGATCACCCCCAAAGACGTAGCCACAAGCTGCACGTAGTCCTCCGGGAATTCATCCCAGTGATCACGCGCCTTATTCAAGGCCACGCCATCAAACGAGATGTTCGACCACATGACTTCTTCGACTGCCGCGTACTGCGGAGTGTCGAGGAATTCCATGTTGTCGGCGCGCAGTTGAGGCGCGATAGACGTGTAGAACGCGAACACCTTGCGGCGCTGAACGTGTGTCATCTTGTGGAACTTGTACTTGCGACCATTGATTTCGGCCTCGCCGTCTTCGTAGACGGCGCGAACCATGGCGACTGCTTTTTCCCGTTGCTCCTGCATACCCATAGCTTACAGACTCCGCTTGGCGGTACGGAACTGGATGGTGTATTCCACCATTGCATTGCCGTCTTGGTTGTTTTTGGTTTCGGTTGGCTGAGTAGTAATACTTCCGCCATCCAGGTTCCAGCTTTCAACGCCAGCCTGTCCGTCCTTGGTGTAGGACTCTTTAGCAGACCCCTCAATCAAGGTTGCGCCCTGAGCATTGAGGATGCCGACCATGAATACATCGTCGTCGCTGTACTTCTGAACGCTAAACACAAGATCCTTAACGTCCTTGTCTACGCGCTCGGAGATGGTTACCCCGCCCGCCGCTGAGTTCACTCTGGAGGTAGCGGCGTTCGGCGGCGTCAGCGACAGGTAGTCGCCTTCTACAAAGCTCTTGAAGGTGTAGTCATTCAGGATCAGCGAACCGCTGTCCATCGAGATGGTGATAACACTCATTGGTCAGCCCCTTACAGGTTGAAATTGATGATGATGTCGACCGAGTGAATCGCACCGGCATTCTTCACGGCGCCCTGAAGCACTGGAGATTTGCGCGCCGCACGATCCGCTTGAGGCTGATCACGCAACAGGCCAGCCAGCCAGTAGAAGCCGAACTGCTCGATGTTGCGATTGAACGTGTCGATGTTGCCGAAACTGTCAGGGCTAGACCAAGTGCCTGGGCCGAAGACGTTGGCGCGAACGAAGCCACGCGAGGTCTTCTCGGCGGTCGCCACCAGCTTGTTCACGTCACGGGTGATCTGCGCCAGCTTGGTGCCGGTAGCCTTCAGGACGTTGAACATGTCGGTCTGAATGGCGTCGATGAAAGCGATCAGGTTGTACACGTTATCGACGAAATCATTGGCGCCGCTGGCCAGCACGACTGGCGTGTCTTTGATAGTCGTGTAAACGTCCAGGCCCACGCGCTTGGCCGAGTCGATCTCGGTCTGTTCGTAAGATTCAGCAGGGACGCTCAATTCCTTGAGGTTCATCGTAATCGCCGAGTTCTCGGCGTTGAAGTTCACGGTGTGCGTGCGCGCCATGTAGCTGGCTGCATACAGGCGGTTGCCGGACTTGCTGTACAGGCAGCGGAAGCTTGACTGACTGGCCAGCTTGACCGCCCAAACAGGGTTGGATGCGCCAACAGTAAAATAGCTGGAGCCGGTGAAGACGTTGTAGATGATGGTCTGATTGGCGCCAGCCCATGCGGCCAGAGTCGGAACCTCGGCGTCCAGTACCAGATCCGTGAAGACCGCGCCCTTGATATTCACCAGAGCCTTCAGTGCGCTGATCGATTGCACCTTGGTTTCGATTGGTAGAACGACCGATGCAGCGCCTTGGGTCAGCGTGCCGCCAGTGCCATTGGACATGGTCAGCAAGCCGCCAATGAAGGTGCCGGCGGGGCCGGGAGTCATGTAAGTCAGCAAGCTGGTTGCGCCGGTAGTCGAACTGGTCACGGTCAGATAACCGTTATTGTGCGAGACCACCGCGCCAGTGATGGCGGTATCGAGGATCGCGGCAACCGCATCCAGGGTAGTGGCCGCGCTGAAGTCCAGAGATGCAGCAACAACCGGAGTCGCGTCAACGGTGATGTTGAAGCTGCCGTCGGTGATGGTCTGAAGCTGGGATATAAGCGTGGACTCGACGAGCTGAGTGCTTTTCAGGGTCGCAGCGGTAGCCGGAACAGTCTCAGCAACGGCACGATGCAGGCCGATAATCAGCTCGCCTCCGAAGTTGATCGGGTTTGGCTTGGTGTCGAAGATCGTCTGCGCGTATTGAGTGGTGATCGAGGCCGTACCAAAGTCGGCCTCTACCGCAGCGGCATCACGATAGCTGCGGAAACGCTCCGCGCTGGTGATCACGCCGGGTTCGCTGGTCAGTACCGCGACGGTGTTCATGTTGTCGCGTGCGGCTTGACGTCCTTCGGGAATCAGCGCGACGTTGACCACGTTCGTGATGCTTGCGTTATTGCTCATAGATCAAACCTCGTTCGCCGATTATGCGAAGTTGTGCGATGTCGATACGCAGTATATCAACAATCACCGAAGGGCTGTAGTGGACTTGGCATTCTAGTTGCATGCGTTCGCCGTACTGCTGGCCGGTCAGTTGCTTGACGTTGGTCGCTGCGCCTGGATGGAAAACGGTTATGTTCAGTTCGCTTTGTAAATCAAGCGATAGCTCGGATCTGGCCAGCAGCCTGAAGTTGCTGCAAAGCGTTGCGGCGGTCGGGCCGTAGAAGTCGAACGTGAAGGCTCGCGACACAAGCTCGACGTAGCGCATGCGCTCGGTGTCGCCGTCGTAATTTGCCGAGCTGGCCAGCGGAACGTCGCCGGACAGTGAGTCGACCACGATGTATGGCTGTTCGAATTCCTGGCGGTTAAAGTTTACGCGGCCAGCCTTGATGAACTCTTCTGGATGCGGGAGAAGGTCGCGCACGAAGCGCTGAAGCTGAATCAGGATTGGCTCTGTCATGGTGTCGGCACCAGCAGCGGAAGTTTCGTTTCTTCGCCGACAGCCTCAGTGTAGCCGTACTGGCCGTAGCCCTTGCGGAACGGCACCAGCTTGAAGTCACGACCAAGCCATTCGACGTATTGGCCGATAGCCATTGGCGAGACACTGTGAATCTGGATGTACTCAAGGGAGAAATCGATCTGCTCGACCTTGAGCTTTTCCGGGTCTGCCGGCTGGACGACGGCCATGATGTTGGCGCCGACAATGGTAACGGTAGGCACGAAGTCTACAGTCGTTTCGCTGACGGTTTTCAGCAAGACAGGCTGCGACCATTCAGTCAGGACTTCGGACATGTCAGGGAGCATTATTCAACCACCCAAGTAATGGAGTTCCGGAGCAGACCGGTGTCAATCAGAATACCAGAAGATCCCTTGGCATCCTTGGTTGATTGCTTGATGTCTGGCCACTGGCCGTAACCCTGGGTCTTGAATGCGCCTACGCTAATGTTGCGCGCCATCAGGCCAACACGACCAAGAGCGATCTCGACATCAAGGCCCTTCTCAAGGACAAGCTTGAACTGGCCGTCGATGACTTTCTTCAGGTCTGATTGCTTTTCAATGAATGGAGCGCGGAGAAAGGATCGCATAGGCACGAACTGGGTGCCGTATTCATGCCAGATGCCAACTTCCAGGACGGTCGGGGCAGTCTTATCGCCGTCTGATTTGTAGGCTTTGCTGGTAGCAGTCGAACTTTCAGGCAGCCCGACCTTTACCACGGCATTCTTTGCGCGCTCCATGGCCTTGAGCTGTTTTTGCGCCAGCTCCAAGACCTGTTTCGGAGTCATACAAAGCGCGCCCCGGTACGGCGACCACCACTGAGAATCCAGTAGGTCTGCCCATAGCGGTTGGAGTTGAACCAGGAGGCGAGGTTGCTGCTCTGGCTGGCCGAGGCTTCATAGGAAACCGAGACGCTGCCAACCGACTTGCTGGCGACGTTGCGAGCCGACCCTGAGCCTGGCGCAGCAGCATTCGTGAGCAAGAAAGCGATCAGGTTGAGGATCGCCTCCCTGTTCTTGGGGTTGTCGTCGTATTGAAGGCAGGTATAAGCAGGCCAGGTCGACGCGATGGCTTCAACCCACAAAATCGGTGGAACCGCTGTTGCGAATCGGGCTTCGAAGTCGGTCTGGATACTCATTATTTTACCTTATGCGAGTTTGGCGCGAACCAGACAATCTTTTGCTTCGAGCAATTTACGAAGCCCTGCGGATTTCTCGGCGCCATCGGGCAGCGATTCATCCATCAGCTTCGCAAGATCGCCAATAGGCTTGCTCACTTCCTGCAAGTGCGGCGGAAGATGAGCGTACTCGAAGTATTTCATAATTGGCGTCATGTCATTTTACCTTGATCAGGCCGAGGGTTTTGGCGCGTTCAACCTTGGCGTAGAAGCGCGGATCCGCCAGTTGCGCGGCGGTCAGCGTTGCTTCGCCGTAGCTGGCCAAGCCGAGTACCTTCATCGGGTTGGCTTGAAGGTTGATGATAACCACCGAGCCGTCATCCTGAGATGCGTCGAAGCGCGCCTGGATTTCGGCTTCGATTTCGGCATCAGCAGCAGCCTTTGCTACTGGATCGAACTCTGGCTCTGTCACAGGGCTGATGATCGGATCGCCGAATGCAGCGGCAACGCCAGCGCTAACTTCTGGCTCAACAGGATCGGTCACGGCTTTTGGCTCTACAACAGGCGCAGGCTCAACCACGACCGGCTCAACATCCGGTTGCGCAGCCCCTTCAGGCTCAGGCTCTTCAGCCAGTTTTTTGTCGATCTCTGCCTGGAGCCGCTCAGCACTCCAGCGTCCATCAACCTTGATACCCAATTCTTCCGCTTGCTTCTTGAGTTCGTCCACGACAAACCCTCCAAAATAGGCGGCGCATCCTTGCGCCTAGGGAAAATCAGAGGCCGGTCAAAGTGGCAGCAGCGCCATCTTCGATCACGTCCAGGCCCGCGATGGAGAAGTACGACTCCATGTAATACTTGAAGCCGCGCTGGTCGATGCTGGAGATTTCCAGCGGAACCGGCAGGCGGAACTGCATGGCGCGACGGTTGCGCGAGAACGCCACGGTTACCGAGGTCACGGCAGCGTTGCCCGCTTCAGCCTGATTGGTCATGCCGAAGGTGATGCCTGGGAAGTTGTCCTGCAAAGCGCGCAGCACGCTGGACGAACCGGCGGCAGAGTTCAGGATCTTCGTAGTGGCGATGTTGTACACCGACCAAGGCATGGTCACATGGTCAGCCATGTAGGCTGGCACGTTGAACACGTTGGCCCATTGACGGTTGATCAGGCCGGCGATCTCGTCGTACAACTCTTGGCTGGTCAGCGCGGAGGCCAGACCGGCAGAGGTGTCGGTGTCCCAGCCGGTATAGTTCAGCAGACCGCGAGTCTTGAACGTGCCGTTCGAACGAACCTGGCCGATGTAGCCGATGGCGTCGATCTTGCGGTTGTACAGCTCGTTGTGCGCTTCCATGAATCGGCTTGGCAGGTTGATGTTTTGCAGCTCGGCTTTCTTCAGCTCGATTTCAGACCAATCCGACTCGGCATCCATGGTGAAAACCGGGATGTTGTCGTCTTCACCTTCCAGCGTGATCTTGCCGGTGGTGTTGGTGTTGGTGCCGGCTTCGCGGAAGTCACCGGCGATGGCCAACTTGATCTTCTTGATCGTGTCGGCATAACCGCCTTCGTTGTTGACCACGACGCCTTGCTGCAAGAACGTCAGCTCAGGATATTCCTGAGTGAAAATCTCGGTGCTGAGGTGTTCCAGGTTGCGAGCCAGGATGATGCCGCCGGCATCGGTAAACTTCTTGGCGTGCGCGGCCTTGTCTTCAAAAGACTTGATGTTGTACAGCTTGAACGGATCAGGCTTGATAATTTTGCTCATGACTTAAACCCCGGTCAGATATTTTGGAATCAGGACGAGCCAGCAGCCGGGGCGTTTCGGCTCCCAGAATACCGCGCCTGGCACGGCGACGTTGTTGGTTGCGGTTTCGCTCGCCTTGCCGAGGTTGGCGCCAGCGGTGTTCACGGCGTAGACCTGCTGGAAGCGAGCCGGAGTATCGCCAGCCAAGACTTCGACGGTCACGAAACCGAAGTTCACGATCTCGGCAACTTGGTCTGGCGCGATGCCAAGCTTGGTGTAGGTCAGGTTTTCCAGCGCGCTGGAAATCTTGCGGCGAACAACGCCAGCGATCAGCGGAGTAGCCGAGGTGTCGAGCAGATCAATGGAGCCGGCGTCGTACTTGACAAAACGGCCAGGGATCAAGCCTTCTTCCCAGACGTCGAACGCCGAGCAGTTGTAGGGCGATGCAGCGATGAACTCGCCAGGCATCAGGTCTGGTGGCGTTACCACAACAGCTTCGTTAAAGGCCATGATCAGGACTCCAGGGATTTCTTGAGGCGGGCACTCAGGCTGTTTTCGTCAGCCTTGCTGTCACCGAAGGTTTGATATTCGCCACCGGATTTCTTCAGCAGCTTGAAGGCGACGGACAGCTCGGAGTCGCTGAACTTCTGCGAACCATGCTCGACGGCCAGTGCGTCACGCATCAGTTGCGCGGTCGACTTGTCGGCGAAGCTGTAGGTTTCCGGCAGAATGGTTCGCGCTTTGTCGATGACGGAGGCGTGAACCTTGACGGCATCACCAATCGCGGCAGCGATCTTGTCGGCGAACTTCTTGCGCAGAACCTTGCGGGCCGAGTCGGTAACCTTGACCGGATCGCCACCGGCAGCGTCGGCGCTTTCGTCCATCAGCTTGTCGGCATCTTCGTCGGTCATCACCGGAAGATCTTCGACAACCGCTTCAGCAGCAGGAGCCTCGACGCCGGCTTCGGTGGCGGCAGCCATGATTTCCTGAAGCGCCGGCAACAGCTCGGCCAGCTTATCAGCAGGCACGTTTTTGATCGCTTCCGGCAGGCCAGCGGCCAGCTCGACGATCTGTGAAAGACTCAAAGAGCCGTCGGCGTCACAGAACGCCTTATGCAACTTCTTCGGCATGGTAGCCTCCGGGTTTGGTTTTCGGTCGATGAAGCGGCAGCCAGAACCGCAGCGGCCAGAGTCAACAGTAGCAAGATGGGTCGGCACAAGGTCGCGCTGTTCGAAGTCCCATTTGTCATGGGGAACCAGGCGGCCTTCGTAGCCAAGAGATAATTGATTTTTGCCGCCCTCGATTTCGGCCAGCATGTCGTCGTCGAGGAACAGCTTGTTCTGGATAGCCAGGGTTGAACTGGTCGACTCATCGAACGCATCGATAAAGGACGCTGATTCAACGCGGCTTGGAATGTCAGCAGGCTCGGTGCCTGGCTCGATATGATCGCCGATGACCGGGATACCTGGCATTTGCGAAACAAGGCTGGCGATGGTGGCAGGCGAGCGGTAGACGGTGAAGATCTTGTCTGGCGGCTCTTGGCCGATCTCGCTACCCAGGTACTCCAGCACGCCGTCGCGAACACTCACAGCCGTCCGAAGACTGCCGTCGTAGGTTGCCACGTCGATGAACTTGAGCTTTTCCATTATCCAGCCTTGGCACGAATCTTGCCGAATTGTAAACCCTGATTGATGGCAAAGCAAATATTGTGCCGAGGGGAATTGCTGGCATGAAAAAGCCCGCGCATTGGCGGGCTTTTAATCCAGGAATTGTTGTTTTTGGGCGGGACTATCAGCGCCAGAACACTGAAAGCCCCTTTCTAGAACGCCATCGTTCACGGTGCGTCCGCGCTGGATCGGTTGGCAGTCGAACATCATTAGGCGGTTCTGGCCGCACATAACTCAGCGCTGCGCCGATCAGGATTATCATCAACATTCGATTATCCAGTTAAGGGGATTGAGGTGGGCGGGGTCGGTTAGCGAACCAAGTACATAACAACCCAACGACCGTCACTATCCTGCTCGACATCTACCCATTTGACTTTGGTCGGGCACAGGCACGATGCGAATCCATCAGCCTGCTCTTTGGTGCGAAAAGAAGTGAAGGTCATCGGGTTCATCTCGTCTTGCTCCGTTGTTCGTTTCGATGGAGCAATCCTCTCACGACATAATAACTATGTCAACGCTCAATAACAATTATTTGCGCAGCCGAACCAACAACCGGAACCGTCGCGCCTAACAGTACCTCTAGTCCGAGCAAGGTAACGACGTTCCGCTGATTGAGCTGAAGCGTGAAGCCCGTAGCCGTGCTGGAAACCAGCGTCCAAACCTGGCTGGCCACTGCTGGTGGCGGCGGCTGAACGTTCGGCGCCTGCGAGAATACCGTCGGGTACGTCACAATGATCTGCCCTGCCGCGCTCGTGGTGCCGGTATAGGTTTCGAGGCGCTTGCTGATGCCCGATGGCCCTTGCGGCCCCGTTGCACCTGTCGGCCCTTGAATCCCCTGAATACCTTGAGCACCTGTCGCGCCGGTTAATCCCTGCGGCCCGGTAGCGCCCTGGATTCCCTGCGCACCCGTATCGCCCTTTACGCCTTGCGGGCCTGTCGCACCAGTAAGGCCAATCGGGCCTTGAGGGCCTGGAACTGTACTCGCCGCCCCAGTTGCTCCCGTGGCGCCAGTCAGTCCCTGGATACCTTGCGGCCCCTGAGATCCAGTCGCACCAGTATTTCCGGTATCGCCTTTGACGCCCTGGATTCCTTGAGGCCCAGCGGCTCCCGTCAGACCCGTGTCGCCCTTTTCGCCTTTTGCGCCAGCAGGGCCAGCTTCTCCCTGTACCCCTTGAGGGCCTTGCGGGCCAGCTAGAACGGTCGAGCTAAGAACTCCGGAGCTGATCTGCAACCCTTGGCCGACAGTAAAGAACTGCGGCAGAACCGTTACGCCGTTGAATCCGAGGATGCCATTGGCGCCACCAGCAGGAATGGTGAGGGTGCGACTCAGCGTTCCGGTATCAGTGGCGTTACGCTGATTCATCAACAAATCGTTGGCAGCCCCCAGCGCAAGGCTCGGCAGCAGTAGTGCGAGAGCAATCAGCTTTTTCATGATGTGGCAACCCTTGCAATGATCTTGTCGGTAGTCGAGACCGTGTTGAATACCACGAGGTCATTGACGTTGAGCGATACGACGTTGTTGGCAACTTCTACGCCGACATCCGATGAAGTGACGGTGAGTTGGGTGATGGCCTGAATCGCGAAGATGAAGAAGCGCTGGCCGGCCTTGATGCCTGGCGAAAGGATGAGCTGCAAGTCGGCAATGGTTGCCGCCGGTGACAGCACGACATTGACCACAAGCGCATCGGTCGCAGGAATTTGGATGGTCTCCCCTGAGGCTGGAGAGAACTCAAACTCGGCAGGCGTCATGCCCGCCGACTCGCTTGCCATCATCCCCCAGGGCCAAACGAAAGGAGTGATCATTCGACCACCTCCTGTAGGCCGCCCAGCAAGACCGCAGCGTTGCCACGGATCCAGGCGGAATTCGCTTTGATACGAACGCCACCACCTGGCGGAATCTCCCAGCCGTACATCGCATCGGTTGGCGGCTGATCACCCTCATAGGCGACGATGCGCGTACCACTGCGATTGCAGCAAATGACATCAGTACCAGGCGCAAACCCAGTCACCGCGTAGAAATCGTGCCAAACCGCAGGCGCCAGTGGCAAATCCGGCTTCATGACCATTTGCAAACTCCTTGTCGCTTCCGGCGACATAATCCTTATTCATCATCAACCGTTTCCGGAATGATCATGGTGTACGTGCAGCGGCAATTGTAGTCGGTGCCAGGCAGGAGGTATAGGCCGTCGACGTCGGAATAGAGACCTTCAGCGAGATCGAACTCCTTGCCTTCACGATCTTCGTGCGACGGACGGACTCGCTCATCACCAGCAGTCTCCCATACAGCCTTGGTGATCCCGAGATTCTGCGCTCGGATCTTGGTCGTGATCGAGTTGTAGTTCTGCACCTGATTTCGAGCCAAAAACTTGGCATGATTCTTTCTTTCGGATGCGATGTCGTCAAACTGGCTGACGATGGTGTCAAGCGATTCGCCCTGGCTCATGGCAAACAGTGTGTTGTTCGTGAACTTCTGAAAGGTGTCGTCGCGCAGGGTTTTGATCCATTGCGAGGTCTCTGCCATCAGCGCATTGGTGGTCGACTTCATCCCCTCCTTGGCAATCAGGTCGGCAACGTTGATCCCAGTCTTCGCAGCAACCCGCTTGTAGAATTCCTCCTTGGATTTCTTGTCGAGTTTTCCGAGCGCCTTTTGACTGATGGTGTCAATGCGGTCATCGCTGAATTGCTTGAGGATCGACTTGGCCGCAGCCTTCGACAGGCTCAGGAGGATCGACGCGAAGTTGCCGGTTTGGGCGTCAGCAAACTTCTCCACCGTCTTGACCTGGAGCTGGCCCAGCACCTGATTCTGAAATCGCTTGGCCATCGTATCGACCATGAACTCGATCATGTCGGCCAGCTCGTTTTCGATGCTGCGCGGCGATTTTGGCGCCTTGATTGGTGTCGGCTTTGCGGCGGTCAGTTGGCGCTTCATGGTTGCAGTCCGGCAGTCAGATCATCCGCCGCAGACTCTTCCTCTTCAGGCTTGAACAGATCAGCCCATGCATCCTTCTTGATCACGTCATGCTCTATCAGATAGGCGCGGTAGTCCTCACCAAGGTCGTTCAGCTTGACGGCGTTGTCGATCACCTTGGTTTCGAAATCCATCCGCTCGGCAGCGGTGCCGCCCTGGTTCTCTTTGAAGCACACACCATCAATACCGTAGGCGTGGCAAAGCTCGGTGATAGGGTCGAGCAGATAATCGAACTGCAGACCTTCAACCATGTCCTGAAACGATTGCCGCTCTTGATTTCCTGTGCTGTTCAGGCCTTGGACGGACTCGCCAACCAGCATCGGAACCGGAATCGAAGTCACTAATGCAAGTCGGCGGATGGTGATGTTGTCGACAGCATCCAGGTTGGTCAGGGTTTGGGCGATGGATATCACGTCATCTTCGCCGTCAATTAGACCATCACCATAAATCCCGCGAATCTCCGCAAGCCTGGCGTAATACTGGATCAGGTAGTCATCATCGCCGCAACGCACGGCATCGGCGAAACCCTTGATCTTGTGAAACAGAGTCGAGTTCTTTTCGAGAATGGTTCCGGATGCCCGCTCAACAATGCCATCGTTGATTAGTTGCGTATGGATCATTTCGAACTCAGAGATGCCGCCGTACTTATAGTTGGGCAGGTCAAGCTCTGGCGGCAGATAGTACGTGAAGTCGATCACTCGCGACCAGTGAAAGGACTTGCCGCGCACGTTGTAATACTTCGGCTTCTGGTAGCGCTCATCATTGAGGTCAATGCTGACTTCCATGGCCGTTACCATGTCGCCGCTGAACACGTCGAGCTTTGTCTTGGATGGATCAACCGGTTCGGTTCGCGGCTTGGACAGGTCAGCGCCACGCTCATTCAGCAGAATGATGCCGCGACCGAACCCGATCATAAACTTGGCGGCCTTCTTGACGGCACGCTGCAGTCTCAGGTCGTATTTGTCTTTGTCCTTGTCACTATCAAACTGCAGAGTCTCGTTGAGCGCGTAACCGGTTTTGATGGTGACGATCTTGGCGCCGAGACCAGTCTTGAAGATGGCGCGTAGCTGTGTGTCATCCAGGCGAGTTGATGTGATGATGTTGATCGCCACAGCAGACCGGCGATTGGCCAGCCCATTGACGATGTTCGCCATGCCATCACGAAACCCGCGTTGCTTGCCACGACCACCGCCGCGCTTCTTGTTGCTCATAGCATGCTTCTCCAGTCTCGCTTGACAGGGCTGAGGATCGCGCCGATGGCGTCCATCGTTGGGTCAATTTGGTCGTCGTGCGCGCCTTTCGGGAAGGCGGCGAACTCTGACAGGTAATCGGATAGCCACGGCGCATCTTCTGGCAGCAGCACATTGCCTGATTGTATCAGCGGAATGGAGTCCATGGCTCGCGTGATTTTGTCTGTCGAACGCTGGATACCGACGACAGGGATGCCCTTGCGCGCAAGGGACTGGATAAGACCGGTGCCACTTGACTTGTCCTCGGGATTCATCGACCGCAACGTGCCGTTGCTGATGGCCTTGTGCTTGTTCCAAAAAGCTTCGGCCTGGACAAGCAGCTCTGGAGCTTCCCACTTGCCGCGGACTTGATCAAGCATGACAGCCTGGCCATCCCACGATTCGCCCCAACATTGGAAGACGGAATAGTCATTATGCTCTTTCGTCTTCTGCGCGGTATCCGCAAACACGGCTCGCCACTTGAGCTTTGGCGGTACACCCTTCCAATATTTGAAGCCGTCCGTCTTGAACATGTTGCCGCCGAGCGCGACGGGCGACTGCTGATACATGGCCGACCAGAAGTAGTCGGACATGATCGCTTTCGTTTCGAGCAGCTTGTCGAGCGGATGCAGGTCAGGAACCAACGCACCTTTACGACGGTTGGAATCGTAACCTTTCTCGCCTGGCAAGTTGACCGCGACGAACTTGAGGTGTTTGGCCTTGGTGTTGATCTTCAGGATGCGGCCTGACAGGTCGTCAGTCGCCCAGCTGGTGGCCATGATGATCTGGCCGCTGTTCTTGCTGAGGCGGGTCAGGAAGGTCGTGATATACCAGTTCCAGATGCCGTCCTTGATCGTCTCGCTCAATGCCTCCTGGGCGTTCTTGATAGGGTCATCGATCAGGCCGATATCCAACCGCTTACCAGTGAGCGGGCCGCCGACGCCCTGGCCAACGTATCGACCTTTCCTCCCAACGATCTCAAACACGTCGCTGTTGCGCTTGGCTTCAACGTCGACAGTTACGGCACGCTTGGCGCTCAGCGAGGCATTCGGGAACAGCCGGTGGTATTCAGGGCTCAGCATGATCCGCTGAACGTCGCGGTTCATATCGGTTGCGAGGTCTTTGGAGTAGCTGAGGCCGCCGATGGATAAGTCAGGAGCCTGGCCGAACAGGAATGCAGGCGCGTACCGACTGACGATATCCGACTTGCCGTGTTGTGGTGGCGCCTGAACAACCAACACCGGACGCAAGCCAGCCTGCTGGTCAATGAAGAACTGATCGAGCGCCACGCACAACTCAATGGAGAATTCGCTGACGATGTATTCAGGATTGATGTACAGGATGAAGTCTAGAAGGCCCCTTCGAGCCTTCCTACGCTTAAGCAGCTCTTGGGCTGCCAGTTGTACTGGTGTCATTCGTCTTTCGCTGGAGCGCCAGCAATCAGGGCCATCAGCTGGTCATCAGAAAGCTCACTGACATCCTTGGTGAGGATTGGTCCGCCGCCAGGGCCTGAGATCTCATGCTTGCTGGCCGACTCCCAGCCACCCATCTTGGCGAGTTGAGCGATGGCAGCCACCTTGGAGTGCTGCTTGATCTTCGGGCCGTTCTTGCCGACTTCCAGCTCGGAGATAATCATTAGCTTATCAGGGTCATTCGCCTGAAGCTCTTCGTCAATCGTCCAGGCGGTCTGATGCACGTCGTCGCCTGTCTCGGCATTCTGGCCGACGTGGACGGTCTTGAATTTGATGATGTCGGTCAGGTTTCCGCGACCGAGCCGGGTGAGGATTTTCATGGCCTCTTCGCGGGTCATAATTGCATCAGAAATCGCTTGCAATTTCATGGAATCCATGAACGCTTTCACCTTCGGATTATTCATGATCTCCGAGGCAGATGTATCCGCAGCGGTATCACTCTTGGCTGATCCCTCGGCAGCGTAATAAGCCTGACGCTGAGTCATGCCAGCCAAGACGTTGGTGGCGATCCTCTGCTGCAACGATGTCAGGTTATCGAAAAGAATCAGCTGCTCAGGAGTCATTGGTTTCGCCTGTCACGAAAGTGGATAGATGCCAGAACTATATCACGCATCCAGAAATGAAAAAGCCCGCAGTCGTATTAGGGCTGCGGGCTTTTATGGCTGTGGCTCGCAGATTTTCTGCGACCGGCGCCGACCAGGCATCAAATGATCATATAGGGGATGGAGCTTTGACATCGCTTCATGCTATCTCCTTTGCCCGCATGGGCTTCCAGTTTGAGTGGTTTCCGCACCTGCGGGCTGGCGTCCTAAATCACGCATCTCAAGTCTATCGCTCTTTCGCCATCAGCGCGACAACTGACTACAAGGGAGAACCCAACCCTGGCTAACACATTAATCGCATTGCGCTACCGATGAGGAAGTACGGTCACTGCAAACTTTGCGAAGTTTACCGATGTGCTGACGGTTACAGCGGCGGCGTTGGTTGATTCGCTGTAAGTAAGTGTAATTGTTATTCGTGTAACCACTGCCAAACAATCGAAGATCGGTTCACCGGCTGATACCGGTCGCATACTCTCAGAAAGGATTTACTCGAGTTATCCAAGCCTACCATTTGCAAGCATCACCAAAATGCTTCAGTGATTACGCGAATAACAACTTCAGATTTAAAGAGCGTTTTAAAACTGGCGCGAATGAAGGGTCTCGAACCCTCGGCCTCTTGCGTGACAGGCAAGCGCTCTAACCATCTGAGCTACATCCGCGTTTATTGTGTCGATCAACCGAGGAGGATTTGAACCGCCCACTTTGCAGGTCTCTACATCGTACCTGGATCCCGTACCTTTGGGCCGGTTGATCGCCATGCAGCAATAATCGCTCACAACCAAAACTATGTCAACACCCTGTCGAAAATTATTTTGCATATCCAGGCTTCGATCTATGCCGTTTTGTAAATCCTGACTTTTGGGTAAGTAAATGCATCTGAGTCTGTTGAGTCTAATTTGAGTCTACTCATTAGACTCAGGTCAAGGCCACGCCCCATAAGGGCTGGAGGCCATTTGAGTCTATTGAGTCTGTTTTTTCGGTTGCGCGCATTTTCAGAAAATCGGCCAAGGTTGACATCTGGTTAAAAAATGATCAGAAAAAGTGTTTTTTAAAAAAATTAGACTCAACAGACTCAAACCACCTGTAAGCCACGTATTACGTGGCCTGGAGTTGAGTCTAATCGTTAGACTCAGACCAGACTCAAATAGACTCAGACCGTCATTTCCGCTCAAATATCTCAAAACATCTCAAACGAAACCAAACGTTGTTAAACAGTTTGACTCTCAAAACAACTCAAAATATACTCACCCCACGTTTTGACAGAGAAGGAGTGGCCAGACATGCCAATCGAGAAGGGCGTTTTCCCAATTCCTAAACGCGGAAAATTCGATTTTGACAGTTGGGAGGTGGGCGACAGCGACACCTATGACACGATGGAGGAGGTAGAGAGTGCGCAAAATGCCGGCAATGCATGGGCTAAGCGTCGGGGCAATGGCGCGAAATTCAGCCGCAAGATGATGGATAATGGTTATCGTCTGTGGCGGGTGGCGTGATGACCGATCATGAAGAAAGAGTGGTAGTCCTATTAGATGTCGGCGGCATCGATATAACTTCCGCGCCTCAACTCGAAGTGCTGCCAATCGATAAATACCTGGACGCAATGCCAGACGAAGATGATTTCGAATTCACCGAGTTTGATATTGGCGTCATGCCTGCCCAGCCAATTCCACATAAACAGAAAGAGGTTACCGCTCAACAGGGGAAAGCTGCGGCGCCAACTCCTTATAAAAGGAAGACTTTTGAAAAGAAGTTGCCAGAATCCGAAATGTTGGAAACTTTTATTCAGTTGCCTGATTCGGTGATGGACACGGTTATTGGTCGACTCGCTCGGGTTATCTCTGAGTGCGTCGAGTTCCCTGAGGCGAGTACGTTTCTTTCGCTGCTGGGTTCTGCAAGTGCAGCGGTTGCCGCGAATTACGCTGTCCAGTACCGCACCGGATCGCCGATCACTACAGGCCTTTATGTGATCGTTGAGCAGCCGCCAGCCACGCAAAAGAGTTACATCCTGGGCATGGGGATGAACCCGTATTCCATGGCGATGGGTGAGCACAACAAGCGTATCAAGTCGAGGATCCGTGAGGTTATCGAGCGCGCCTCAAAGGAGGATGCTGTTGATATGCCGCGCTTCGGATTTGTGGTGGCAACGGATGCGACATCGGCGGCGATGGACAAGCACCTGGCAGAATGCTCGGAGGGTCGATTTGTGATTGCTTCCGCTGAGCAGTCGGCTTTGATCTCGCTCTTCCCCGAGGGCAATAGCTTTGCCAGTACCAACGAGCTGATCCTGAAGGGTTACGCTGGTGAGTATGTGGCCGGCATGCGAGGTGGTCGGTCGGCTTTCTCTGGCATGGCCAACGGCAGCGTTGTACTGATCGCCCAATCGAACACCAGTCGCCGAGTGCTGAAGGCTTCGAACGGTTCCGGCATGGCTGAGCGATTCATGTTCATGGCCGAGCCAAGCAATCTCGGCGGACGGCATTTCGAAGGCGGATTCCCGACCAACGAAGAGCGTCGACCCTTTGAATCAGCGGTACGCGGATGCATTGCCGAGTATTCGAAAAAGGTGCTGTCAGGAGAAGGCGTCATTCTCGACCCGGAAAACCTCGTTCAGTTGCGGGCCAGTGCGCACGGCTACCAGATGATCAAGCAATCAAGAAAGGAAATGGAGCCACGCCTGGGTGAGCTGAAGGATAGCGGCGACATGGTTCTCCTATCCTGGCTAGGAAAGTTCGAGACGCATGCACTCAAAGTGGCCTCAGTGCTACACGTTTTTGAATGCCTGGGCAATGGCGTATCGGTTCCAGAGATCATCCCTGACAAGACGCTGGATGCCGCAATGGAATTCGTCGAGCTGATGAGTGACCACATGGAGAAGCTGCTGCACGATGCCGGCGAGTCCGGCAACGAAGCCGAGGAAGAGGCAGTAATCCTTACGATGGATGGCCGTAAGCTTTCGACGCGGACGCTCGTTCAGCGATTGCGCAACAAGAAGCCCTTCAGTGCCATGGGCAAGGCTGGCTACAAGGCAGCCGAGAATCGAGTAGCTAAAATGCTTCAATCCGGCATATTGGTTGTCGGTACAGACGGGAGCTTATCGGTCGTATGAATCTTCAGGAAGCCATCTATCAGCAATACGGTGTTCGGGTTCCGCTCGGCATCGCTGACGGCCGGCACCTGACATTCAAGATCGACCAGTTGCGAAATGGTTTTGTGTTGCGCCTGGGTGTATGCGCTTGCTTCGGCTCGATCATCGACGGTGAGTCCATCATCTTCGATGGGGAGCGGTATTGGGAGCGCAAGGTTGAGCACAAAGAGAACAAAGAAATACGCCATGAATGGCTCATCTGGGAAGGCGCCAGATCAGCATTGGAGCGTGGCGAAAGATTGAGTCGTGCAGATAGTGAGCGATTGGCGCTTGCTGTGCAGCGGCTTGAAGCTTGGTTATGACAGGAGAGAGAAAATATGAAATATGTTGAATACGATTTGAAACTGATCGATCTGATCCGTAATGGCTGCGGAAATTTTATGTCGCTTAGCATTCGCATGAGCGAGGAAAACAAGAAGCTTCAGCCAGAAGGTGATAGCTGGCGTGTAACTGATCGTCGACTTCAGGCATTGCGCAAGCAAAATCGAATCGCGTATTCGCGTGATCGGCAAATTTGGTTTGTTGTCAGGAGCGACAAATAATGAATATCGAGAAAATGCGGGAAGAGTTTGAGGAAAGAAATGGCCATCGAGCATGGTTCGTTGCTGGCGGCAGGAAAGATACTGGGCCTGAAGGTTACGTCTACGACGACTTCACAACGGATATGTGCTGGACATGCTGGGTCGACTCCCGCGAATCGCTGGTGATTGATCTTGATGCGGCTGCAAAAGCGCTGGCTGAATCGATGGATTACCCGTGGGATTTCATGCCCGAGCAGGGCCGAACCCGCATGAAAGCAAATGCCCGCATGGTCATCGAAGCCGCCGGCCTGAAGGCGAAGTCATGAGCAGGATGAATGTTTTTATATCTCATCTACTTGGTGCTCTGGCGATGGTCTATTTCAGCTCAAGCCCCAATGCTCCCGCCATAATGTATGGCGCTATTCTTGGCTCAGCCTCGTCTCTGGCTATGCACTGGTGCTCAAAATGCTCATCTTCGACCTAACCTTCACCGACGGAAAACGTTGCCGCTACCTATGCCCAGACCCAGAAGCAACAGTCGAATCAGAGCGTGCCGACCTGGAGGCGATGTTCTGCGGCCGCCTGGCATCAATGACCAGGATCATCGCGCCGCCACCTGAGAAGCTACCTTGGAAGCGCACGGCCAATGATCGCTGGGAGATACTCGGCTTCACGCTGTACCGATGCGCCGATGAGACAAAGGGTAAATGGTGCTTGGCCTTCCTGGACGAGACCGTTTACGCAAGGGAGAGCGCCGAGGTGTCGGCTGTCGTCCGAGCAAACTGGGCAAATGTTTGTTGACATAGTTATTATGCAGGGCTAGCATCAGCCGTGTAGAAACAAATTCCCCGACAGGAGCTAAACCATGAATACCCAAGCATTCGACGATGGCAAACGCGCCCAGGTAATTATCAAGCCGCGCACCATCGCTCAATCAATCCGCCGCTCAAGCGATCCATACCGCGCCAGCATCACCAGCTTCATTCGCCGTGAAGTGATCCGCTCCGACGACGGCCAGTCCGACAAGAAAATCTTTCACTTCGAAGACGGCTCGTTTCTGACTTTTATGGTCAGCTATGCAGCAGTAGAAGATGGTTGCGCGTGATGGCGCCGTCACGGTTGGATCTCATCGTAAGCCTGGCTGCGATTGTCGTAATCGTTATTTTGGCGGGGATTAATCAGTGAGGCCGCGGAACCAGATTTACGTTGGCACCCCGCCACTGGATCCGCCGGACGAGATCGAATGTGATTGGTGCGAAAACTACCGAATCATGATCGATGCCGACGAAAACGAAGTGCCGTGCCCGTATTGCCAGTGCGACAACGACCGTGGCGAGCCAAACGACCCGCCAGAAGAATGAACTGCCCCGGCTGTCACGAAGAAGACGCGGCCGGGATTACTGAAGAGGATTGAATGATGAGTGAAGAACTCGGATGGTGCGAAGGCGATACCTGCAATCGCGAAGGCTGTAAGGGTGCGATCCAGATGCGCAAGGCCGATGGTTGCAGCTGCCACATCAACCCACCATGTTCCGCATGTACCGCCCCGCGCCATTTCTGTGATACGTGCGACTGGGATGAGGCTGAAGAAGAGATTCCAGCGCCAGAACCAATGAGCCAGAAAGAGCAGGACTACTGGAAATCGCAGCGCGAAGAATGGGAACGGATTCGAAATGCTCCGCTCGATAACACAAAGGTCAGCTGGCGAGATCTTCCGCACACGCATTTCACGATGATCAAAGAGGGCGTCTATCCCGAGCACATGAGTCGCGCCGAAGTGGCAAAGGAAGTGGTAGGAACATTCGGCGGTCGTTTTGAGCACTTCGGCGGCGGGAAATTCAAATACATCGCTTACACGGACTGACACCATGATCCTGACCGCCCTCTACGCCGCCCTAACCTGGCTGGTAATCATCACCGTTGCCGTAATCACCATCAGCCTTTACGGCGCACACCTGGCCAAGCTTCGCGATCAGCGGGCGAAGGACGGGGTTAATTGGAGTATCGAAGCGTGAACAAATCACACGATATCTCGGAAGGTATGCAGCATTGTGGCGGTGAAAACTGCCAAGAGGATCTACGTCCCGAAGAACAATGTCCGTTTGATGAGGAAAAAGAAATAGAGTCTTGCCACTTGGCTTTTTCTAATGATCGGAACATGAAAGCTTCCGATTGGACTGTTTTCAGAGCTGCTTGGCTAGCTTGTGCAAGATTGAGGGTTCAACCATGAGCAAGATTCTTATCGGCTATTCGGCGTGTCCGTTGACGCGCCAAGCCTTTGAAGCTCAAGGTCATGAGGCTTGGACCTGCGACCTTCTGCCGGCGCGTGGAGATCAGTCACGTCACATTCAGTGCGATATCTGGGAAGTTGCGACCGACCCATCTTGGGATTTTGGCGTATTCCATCCGATGTGCACCTACATGAACGTCGCCTCTGCCTGGGCGTTGAAAGATCCCGACTTCGAGCGTTACCCAGACAAAGGCGGCTACCATCAACGCATTAAGCCGGGGACGCTGGTCGGTCATGATCGCCGAGCGGCTCAGGCTGAAAGCTTTGAAAACTTCCGCAGACTGGAGAAGTTGAAGTACCCGAGAGTGATCGAGAACCCAGCGCCGTCATCGCTTAGCACCAACGTGCGCAAGCCTGACCAGATCATCCACCCATATCAGTTTGGTGATGACGCCAGCAAGGGCACCGGCCACTGGCTGGCCGCGGGTGTTCCGCTGCTTAAGCATACGGGATATGTCGAGCCGCGGCTGGTGTGTGAGAACAGGCACACCTTTGAATACGGTGAGACTCGGTGCCCTGAATGCGGCTCTCAAAAATACTTGCCGCGCTGGGCCAACCAGACCGACTCCGGCCAGAATCGTCTGTCCCCAGGTGAAGATCGTTGGCTTGACAGATCTGAGACGTGGCCGGGGATCGCGGCAGCACTTGGTTACCAGTACGGAAGGTGGCTCAACTCATGACCACCTACGCCTACTGCCTTATCGCCCTGGCCTGCCACGGCCTTCCGCAACTTATTCAATGGGGTATTGAAAAATGGATGATGTGAAGCGCTGCAAGCACGACAGAAACTTTTGCATGGAGTGTCATGCGCCTGCTGCTGGAGCAATTAGCACGGGACACCCTGATGCCGGGCGTGTCTATGCCGCGGCTTACGAGGCAGTAAAGAAAGACTACGACGCCCAACGCCTGCGCGTCGATACGGCTGAGGCTGAGCTGAAGCGTGAGCGAGAATTTAATGCAGTCAATGTGTCGGAAGCAGAACGCATGCTTGCCGCCGCCGAGCAGCGCATTGCGGACCATGAAAGCATGCTGCGCCACTTCGCGAGCTGTGCCGACCTGTTTCAGGTTGGAACTATGGCAATGAATTACGTCGCTGCCCTCAACCCCAAACCCGAGGCAGGAAGTCATGAGTGACCTTCTCAACATGGAGTTGATCAATTCCCTTCCTCAGCCGCTTTTCGGAAAGGGGTACGGCAGGGACCATTGGTGGCCAATAGTGGATATCGACGTTGAAAGCGGACTTTGCCGCATAGACGTTTGCGGGTTGTTGGAAGTCAGGCAGTTTAGCGATTTTCGGTACATCCGTGACGATACGCAAACCCTACACGAACCTGACCGCTTCTATATGGATGAGGACTGACCATGACCAATAACCCAACGATTGACGGCGTGTCGCGGGCGACAATTGAGCAGGCTTTACTTGATGCTCAAAGAGTGCGCTTCCCCACCGATAAACATATTTGCAATCTGCGCGCCTTGATAGATGCCCCTGTCGTCGAGCGCCAGCCGGTTGCCTGCGGACAATGCGGATCGACTTCGGCGGACATCTGCAACGGTAATGGCTGCGGATATCTCGAATCCGGCAACGGTGAACCCGAAATCGCCGCCCTGCAATCCACCATCGCCCAGCTACAGGCGCGCGTGCAGGAGCTGGAGATTGGACTTGGCGGAATGCTGTTCGCTTTTGATGACGGCGTAGGAAGAGGCTGGTCAGCAAAAATCCTCGACTACGCCCGTAAGCTGACTCCGGCTGTCGAGTTCGACGCCACCGCTGCGCTGAATGAGGTGAAGCCGTGAGCCATCCAGCCGCTTACTACGAAGGAAAAGAACAGCGATCCAAAGGCCTGAGCCAGAAGGGAAACCCATACCGCTCAGTGACTAATCAATGGTCATGGTGGCAGGCCGGCTACAACGACAAAGACATTCAGATGTCGAAGGAAAACAATTATGTACCTACCAACACAAGAGCATATTGATCTTTGGAATCGCGGCTGCTCATGTCACTTCATCGCGAACTTGGTCGGTGTGCATCGGATGACTATCTGTCGTGGCTTCAAGAAACTCGGCTTCGATTTGCTTAACAGGCCGAGGCCAAATATTGATGAGATCATCACCGAAGTTCGTCGACTAAAGTCGCTGGGCTGGTCACGAAACAAGATATCTGAACGAGTCGGATACTCGAACCGGCAGATAGGCAGATGGACAAACAACAAATGAACTTAGCCCCTTAACTGGGGCTTTCTTTTGCCTTCAGGAAATAACGCCCAATAAAAAGCCCATCCGAAGATGGGCTGCCTGGCGGGGCTTTGACAGGAGCTTGCCGAGGGTCTTCAGGTTATGCGCAGCACTTGCGCCTGTCAACCTTGGCATATGGATCCAGGGGAAGCGCAACGATTGCATATCCATCATCAACGAACTGATCGGCCTCGGACGGGTCGCAGCCGATGTGCGTAAAGCGGTCTTTGCAGTTTGCTAGCATCCAGTTGAAATTTTCGTACTCCATGGCGCACAGGACGCGAATGCGACCGGACTGCGACCACCACAGGCGCCATGCGTGCGCGTAATCGATGCAGATAATTGTTTTTCCGTCGTGATCGCCTTCTGGCTCAAGGATGGCGGTCGATCCGAACGATGGATTTCCGGCTGCGTAGGTGATGCCCTTGCTGCTGATCGCCGCGAGGTTGGTTGTCTCGCCGATGTTGTTGATCAGCGGGACGATGAGCGAGCCTTTCAGGTTCAGGCACTGGACATTGGAAGCGGTGTTGTTTTGCATGAGGTATTTGTGTTGTTCGGTTGGTTGGCAGGTCGAGAGGATGGTTGCGGATTTTTCGCGGTCTTCGGCGTGGCCTGGGAGATCGCAGCGCGTTGCGCGAATTACAGGCGCTCTCTTTACCGATGAAGACTCAAGGGTTATCTCGCCAAGGATTGATTCGACGGCACCGCGAAAGCTTAGGCCTGGATTCATGGCTTGAACGAAGCCGATGGCATCGCCTCCAGCGCCGCAACCTTGGCAATAGTAGAAATCCTTCGACTCGACGACGCCGAAGCTTGGCGTCTTTTCTTTGTGGAATGGGCAGAGCGCTACCCAGTTCTTGCCGGCCCTCTTCAGATCCGGCAGATAGCCACGAATCACGCCGACGATGTCCTCGTTGGCGCGGTCGACGATGTGTTGCGGGACGAGCTGGCCGCTCACTTCTGAAGCTCCAGAAACGTCGGCAGCTTGATGGCCGGAATACGACCGCGAGACTTGTAGGTATGGTAATCGCTGACGGTGATGAATGCAGCATCACACAGCGCCTTGACGCTACCAAACTGTTTGGCCAGCTTGACGAGTAGTTTTGCATCCTGCGTTGTCGGCACCGGCTTGATTCCAGGATTAGGACCTGGAAACTCCTGATCCCATTCAGCCTCAGAAAGGTCGGGCCGGAACTCTTCTTTCATGCGGCCAGTGACTTCGGCCAATCGGTAAGCAGCCCGCCGAGACATGTAGCCACGCTGAACCCACATCGCAACCGCAGTCGGCTTGAAGTTTGTAGCGCGAGCCAGCTCAGCAGCGGAGCCGTACTCAGCAATCAGGCTTGCCAGCACGCGGCCCCGATCATCTTGCTGGAGGTCAATTGGAGGCATAATTCAATTCCGTGTTGACATAGTGATTATCTTTGCCGGATGATAACGCCAGATGGTAATTATTGCAATGAGGATATAGAGATGGGCAAATGGGCCAGCGTCAAAGATCGTGAACTGCTGGAACTGGCGGCGAAAGTTGCGGAGCTTGGTTTTGTTCCAAGTCCTGATAAAGGGTACGGTAGTATTCGGGGTGTAATGCACAAGCCATGGAACCCGCTTCACGACGATGGCGATGCTTTCCGCCTGGCACACAAGCTTGGCATCCAAATCAAATGGTTCGGCAACATTGAAACCGTCCGCCGCGCAATCGTAAGCGCCGCCGCCGAAATCGGCCGTAAAATGCCATGAGCACTCACTGCCGTTGCCGAAAATGCCGAGCGCGCCGAACACTGCCAAAGCATCCTGGCGATTACCGAATGCGCAAAAAATGTCCGCGCTGTAAGAAGCCGCATTTTTCGGAAAGCAATGCATGCCAGACAAATAAATGCGGATTCATTGGCATGATGACTACGCCGAAATGCAGGTCGTGCGGTAGTCGAGAATACTCGGTTGATCAGTACCGAACTGATGGAAAGGACACACGCCCTACCTGCTCAAGCAAACAGTGCTGCCCTTATCCGCACCGAATGGGATCGAACAACCTGTTGCCGGCGCACGGCGACCTGAACTGCTTATTCAATGCTGATGGTAGCTATCGCGATTTCTTCGCGTCTTGATTGCTATCGAAGCTTGATATAGTTATTATTGTTTTCTACTGACAGGAGCATCACCAATGGCCTTCACTCTTCACAACATCGCTACCGATAAAGAAAACGCCACGGCCAAGCGTGCCGACTCGATCAAGGCACAGCTCAGCAAAATCAAAATCGTCAACGGTTTCAATGAGCGCGACTTCCAACGCGAAGACGTGCGCCTGCATATCGCATCAATCGTTTCCTCGCTGATCGCTGGCGAGCCAATCCCCGCGCTGGTTGTCTGGACGAATCCAGAAACCGGCGACATCGAGCTGGTTGATGGCGAATGCCGCTACTGGGCCTACACCGATTTCGCTGCGGAGTATCCGGACAAGTTCGACGGCTATGTCAGCGTGGTTCCGTACCAAGGCACTCCAGCTCAGCGCAAGGCCATGGTTGCCAAGAGCAACAGCCAATTACCGCTTGATCCAGTCCAGCGTGGCCGCGTTTATCTGTCGCTGCGTGATGAGCATGGCATGAGTCGCCAGGATATTGCTGCTGAGATGGGCAAGTCGTTGGCGCATGTTGATCAGCATTTGCTGTTGGCCAGTGGCGGTGAAGAGGTTCATGCAGCCGTTGGCGCTGGCGTTATTTCCGCAACCGAAGCCGTCAAGCTGGTGCGCGATCATGGCGCCGATGCACCTGCTGAACTGGAGCGCCGCAAAGAGGCTGCCAAGGAAATCGGCAAGGACAAGGTGACCGCGAAGGTTGCAGCGCCGAAAGCGCCAAGTCGGCCGAAAGTGGATATGGTGGTTTCGGCTGCCGTCGTGCTTGTAAAACAATTGAGCGCGTCGACAATTGAGCTTTGCGATGATCCCGAGCCTACTTTTGTAAACGTCAGTTCGCACGCCCTGGCTGACCTGATCATGGCCGTTCGCGAAATGCAGCAGGCCGGCAAACCGCTGGATGCTGATAAGCAAATGGAATTGATCGGGGAATAATCAATATGGCGCTCCACCTGCTGGAACACCAACTCCCCGTAATCGCCGCCATGCAAAAACACTTCCGCAGCCGCGAGACTGCGAAGTGGGGCGAGCGCGATATTCATCCACCAATCGTCTGCAATGCTTCGGTATCCAGCGGCAAAAGTATCATGATCGCCGCGCTGGCAATGGCGGTCAGAAAGGCTGCCATCAATTCACAAAAGCCGCGCTCGGTCTTCGTGCTGGTAATCCAGCGCCAAGGCGAGCTATGTATGCAAAACAGTGAGGCGGCCTGGGCATTCAACGATGAATCCAAGCTGCTGAATAACTCGTTGTTCTCGGCCAGTTGCGGCAAGGTCAAGTCCACGCATTTCCAGGTTGTTTACGCCACCGAGGGAACGCTGTCACGTGCCCTCGGGTTCGGCGTCAAAGCCAAGGATGGCGAAGAACCTGAAGCGCCAAAGCCTCAATACAGGTTCTCGCCCTACACCGTCGAAGAACTCGCCAAGACGCCTGAGCAGCGCGCCCTGCTGAAGAAGTTTCACCCTGACCTGATCATGTGGGATGAGGGCCACCAGATCCCATACGACAACCCTGACAGCATGGCAGTGAAGATCCTCAACCACTTCTACGACTGCAAGCCGGCAATGCGCCTGGCATGCTTCAGCGGCTCATGTTTTCGCGGCACCGACTCCATCGTCGGCGATACGCCGCAGCACCTCTGGAAGAAGTTCGCCAGCATCAAGCCGGACGATACCGATTATCCAGAAGGCGGCGTAGGCGACGGCGTCATCACCACTGAATTCATGATCGAGCAAGGCTGGGTTGTTCCGCCGACATTTGGCTATCCGGATGACACGGATAAGCAGTACGACTTCAGTCATTTGAACCCGAATGGCTGGGAGTACGACGAAGCCGAGATGGATGCCGTTGTCAGCGATCACCAGAAGCTGCTGGCGGTATGCTCTGACGTGATCGAGAAGGCGGCCAGCCGAAAGGGCGTCCTGATCTTCGCGGCTACCCAGCGGCACGCCAGGCAGATTGCCGCCGCCATGAAAGACCTCGGCGTTGATCCTGACACCATTGGCGTGATTACCGAGAAGACCAAGGACAAGGATCGGCGCCGGATTCTGGATCAGGCGAAAACCGGAGTCATCAAGTACACGATCAACGTCGCCGTTCTGACTACCGGGGTGAACGTGCCATGGTGGGACACGCTGGTATTCATGCGGCCAATCGGTTCGCTGGTGCTGCTGATCCAGGCTATCGGTCGCGTGCTGCGCCTGCTGATCCTTGATGGCGAAGTGCCGATGTTTGAGCGATCCAACCTGTTCGGCTTGACTGCGGCTGATCGACTTGAGCTGATTGCAGCCAGCAGCAAGCCTGATGCCCTGGTAATGGATTACGCCGACGTGATGAACACGCTCGGGCATCTTTACGACAACCAGATCCTTGAGCAAGCCGAGCTGGAGAAGGCGAAGAAGGAAAAAAAGGATCTGATCGAGTGTCCGAAGTGCTCAACTATGAACAGCCCGTCAGCCCGCCGCTGTATTATGCGCGACGATTACGGCAATCGCTGCGAACACTTCTGGCACTTCCGCCTATGCCCTGGATGCGGCACTCAGAACGATCAGGTTGCCCGCGAGTGCCGATCCTGCAAGCGCATGCTGATCGACCCAAACGCGGCGCTGAACAATAAGCATTATGTAGATGGCGAGTCTATCCCGGTTCGCTCGATGAAAGCCGGTCACGGCTCAGACGGCAAGCTCTGGTTTCGTTACGAGCTGTCGACGGGAGACACGCCGATGGAATTGTTCTATCCACATGCCGGCCAGAACAAAAAGGTCAACAACATCATCTGGGGCAAGTTCGTTGATCAGTTACCGATTGATCAGCGGTCTCGTCTCAGACTCAAGGCGATGAAGGCTGAAACGGTGATGGAAAATATTGATTTGATTCCGGTGCCTGCTGAGTTGTCGGCGCGGAAGAAGGGTTCGAAATGGACGGTAGGAAGAAGGAAATATCAGGAAGTGGAGGTGGCGGTATGACTGTTTACGTGGACGATCTTGAGTCTTACGGGTGGGTAATTCGCGGCAACAAAACCACGAGCTGCCATATGTTTACTGACAGCCTGGATCTTTCTGAGCTTCATGCGATTGGCAAAACGGTCGGTATGCAGATCAGATGGTTTCAGGATAAGCGATCCGCTCCACATTACGACTTAGTACCGTCGAAACGAGAGGCGGCTATCGCTGCTGGCGCGGTTCCGGTTGACCGAGAACAGGCCGTCCGCATCTGGAGAATTCGTCGTTATCTGGTGAAAAGGTCTCTACGATGATCCGTATCTACGACAGCGGCTATCGGGGTGATTGCCGAACAGAGCGCTGCGAGCAAATCGACTCGATCAGTTGGCTGTCGTTCAATTACCCTGAGCGCTTTCCATTAATTTTCCACTGCCCTGGAGAGACCAAGGCAAGTCCTCAGTACATGCAGATGCGCGCCAAGGAGGGTGTCAAGGCTGGCCCTCCCGACATTATCGACCTCGATCAGTGGCCAGGTCTGTTTGAGCTGAAGCGATTGGATCGCACGAAGTCCAAGGTCAGCAAAGAGCAGAGAGACTTCTTGATTGCGGGCTCCGAACGAGGCCACTTCACCGCCATCTGCTACGGCTTCGAACAATTCAAGCTGGCCTACGCCGATTATCTCGCCTTCATCGCCTCAAAGCAGTTGACATAGTTATTATCTTGATCCACTATCTCAGCACCTAAAGCAGCATCCATGACAGGAGCAACAAAATGGCTATTCAGAAAGTAACGTTGTATGTCCATTCGCTTGTGCGTAGTTGGAAACCGGAGCCAGAGATTTTTGTCGCGGGCCAGAATATGGGCTCAATCGATGATTACACCTTGATCTGCACTCGCCAGGTGGATATCGACATTCCGGAATTCGATGCTACTGGCTTGCTTATTGAGAAACTGGAAGCTGAGGTGCAGAAAGAGCGCGCCGAATCCCAATCCCGCGTCAACATCCTGCTCGAGCGCATCAGCAAGCTGAAGGCGATTACGCATGAGGTGCCGGCATGATCTACGAAAACCTCCCAGCCGAAGAATACTTCGCCATCGAAGCGGCCAGCAACTCAGGCCTGAAGCTGATTCGCCGCAGCCCTGCGCACTTCAAGTACCGCGAGCCGGGAACGGGTGACACTCGCGCCAAACAGATCGGCTCGGCAATCCACATGGCGCTGCTGGAGCCGGAGCTGTTCGCCAAGACCTACCACGTTGCCGAAGCCGATGATCGTGTAAGCGCATACTACAAAGGCTTGGCGAAAGACCTTGGCGGCGCGGTAGTTCTGACTCGACCAGAAAACCGCCGCATCATCGGTATGCAGGACGCCGCGTATCGTAATCAGCGCTTCGCCGGCTACATGGCTAAGGCTGGTCGCAATGAGTTGTCAGTCGTGTCCGTCGATCCCGTCACTGGCGTCAATGTCAAATGCCGCTTCGACCGCAAGGGCGACTCTGCATGGGCGCTGGATTTGAAGAAGTGCCAGGATGCTCGCGGCAATGAGTTCGCCCGCGCCATCACGAACTACGGCTACTACATGCAGATCGCTTTCTACCAGATGGTCTGGCAGTGGGAAACCGGCGAGAAGTGCGACGACTTTCCGCTGGCGGCATTGGAAGAAGATTCGCCGCACGGCTTCATCCTTCACGACCTTGACGAGATCGCTCTGGAGCTTGGTCGCCGCCATGCTCGCGAAGCACTCGACACATACGCACGCTGCCTGGACTCCGGCGTGTGGCCTGGCTACGAAGAAGAATCCGAATTCACCAGTGTGACATCGTGGGCAGCCAATGAACTGCTGTCAGATGAAGCCTTTGGAGGTCTTTAATGACTATTTCCCGCGAAGAATTCATGGGCACAACCATGGCCAAGAGCGACCAGATCAACGCGGCAGACCTGTTGGGTGGCCCGCTGGTCTGCCAGATAACTGATATCCAGATGACCGGGTCGACAGATCAGCCAATCAGCATTTTCGTTGACTCTCATCCGCAGCCATGGAAGCCGAGCAAGACATCTCGCCGCGTGCTGGCGGCGTGCTGGTCAGATGTCGAACCATCTGAATGGGTTGGTCGTTACGTCGTGCTGTACAACGACCCGACGGTCATGTGGGCCGGCAAGGCTGAAGGCGGTATTCGGACCAGCCACATGAGCCACATCGACGGCAAGAAAACGATCATGACCAACGCGACTCGCGGCAAGAAGTCCGCGCAGACGGTTGAGCCGTATTATCCGGACAGCTCTCAGGCTCCAGCGGCGGCGCCAATCTTCTGGCCCGACGAAGCATTCGCTAAGCGCCTGGCAGCAGCTCAACCAAAGATCGATTCCGGCGAGCTGACCGCCGAAGCCTTCATCGCCACGTTAGAGAAGAAGGCGCCGATGACTGCTGGTCAGAAGGCGCGGGTTAAGCCGACTCCTGAGCCGGTTGCTGATGATCTGGATCCGCCGCAGATGGATGATGGCGATCCATTCGGCATGGATGAGTAACCCAACCAGCCCGCCTTCGTGCGGGCTTTTTGTTATCTGGTGTTGACATAGTTATTATGCAGATCTATAGTCAGTCCACACCTAGACAGGAGCAAACCCATGCCACTCTTAACCGCCGCAATCATCGTCTGCGGAGCGCTGCCAGCCGCTAACTCGCCGCTTGTCTGTCGCGCCCAGGTCTACCACGGTATTGAAGGCAAGCAACAAGAATGCTCGGTCGCCGCCATCCGTAAAGCGCGCTCGACCGAGGCGTCATTCGTCAAGGTGGGTGCACTGGTTCGCACTCGATCTCACGCCGAATGCTTCTACGCCGACGACGAAGGATCCGTGATTTTCTACCTGCCAGAGTTCATGGCGGTTCAGCTCGGCGCCGACAGTTCAACGGTTTTCGAATACGATGTTGTTGATGGTGCGCCGGTTATGCGTGCGCCTGATGCGTTTGCCAAGGAGCTTTGATATGGCGATCACAGAAGTACTACGCGAACACGAAGATGGCACCGGATTCACGCTGACTACTAAAGACGCCCGCTCGGCGTTCTCGATGGCTGAGAAGATGGCCTTCAGCGGCAAGAAGTATTCGATCAAGCTGGGCAAGCAGCCTGGTGAGGATTGGGTTTTGGTTGTTGATGAGGTGGCGGAATGAACGGGTCAGCAATATATCTGGTCAACCACAAAACTCGCATGCGCCAGATTCTCAGCGGGCCGCAGAATGGAGAGGATCATCTTGCCAATATCAAGCAGGCCGCCAAGGATGGATTTGTCGAAGTTACTGCTGATGAGCAGGATGCTTTCGGCGAACAGACTCAGATGCTGATCAAGGCGGGCTGGAACAAGAGTCCGCGAACCCTGAAGAATTACGCTCATTTACTGGTGAAACCATGAAAAACAAACTCCACCGAGATCTTCCATGGAAGCCTACTTGCTGGTTTGGCGGAAAACTGGCAATTCACCTGTCACGCCTTGAAGATGACAGCGTTGAGAAGTACGCGGCGGTTAAAGCGACTTCGGCCATCATGCGAGCGATGCGGAAATGAACAATGCGAAGTACTGGTGGTTCCGCATATTCGGCTACGGTTTGCATTTCCGCTGGACTAAGGACGGCTACACCCCGCTATTCAGCGAGCGTAACGGGCATATCAAAGTTCTGAAGATCGGCAGACTATGGATAAAATTCCTTCGACCTCAGAAATTTTGACCTTCACTTATCCTGCTTCGTCACCGTCCCAGGCTGCGTGGCGAAGTCGGTAACAATCGCGTTCTGCTTCTGCGATTCCTTGGTCATGCCGAACCAGAACCCCATGACTTCCTTGGTCATGCCCAGCCACAGGCCAAGCACGGTGCCGACAGTCAGCGCCGCAGTCGGATCCTTGATCACCTCATTGGCCCAGCCGATCAGCACAGCCACAACCACGAACAGAGAGCCGCCCAGCATGATGAAGGTCAACGCTGGACGCACGATGTCGTTTGGCTGTTTCGCTGCCAACTGCCGCGCACTGTCACGATCTGCCGCCTCTGCCGCATATTGTGCGCCGGCAGCCTGAAGGCGAACTGTTTCAGCCTGAACGGCCAGCTTCTCCAGCTCGACACGCGCAGTCAGTTGCAACTCTTGTACGCGAACCATGGCGTCAGGATTACCAGAAAGCGCCTTGTTGACCGCATCCGGATCATTTGGCACATTAAGCGCGCTCGCAACCAAAGCTCCTACAGCGGCGCCAGCGGGGCCGCCAAGCAGAGTTCCAACGATTGGCGCGGCTCGCCCAACTATTCCGCCGATGTCTGACCAGTTCATTCGTCATGCTCCAGGTTGTCTGCGATTCGGCGAGCCCATCCTTTTCCGAAGGTTGGCCAGGTCGACAGGTCGGTCATGAATCGCAAGCGGATTGCGCTGTATTTGGCTGGCGTAACCAGCGATGCAGCCGACAGGGTTCGCGGCCCAATGATGCCGTCCTCTGCCACTCCAGCAGCGCGCTGCAACCACTTGATGGCTTGAGCTGGCCCGCTATTCACGGCCGCATCAAATACGTGGAATCGCAGGGCTTCTGGTAGCTGGTCGGCCTTGATCGGCTTCCAGTAATCCGCCTCGTAAATGCCAATGGCCATCGACAGTGGGAAGTTGCGCATGTCGCCTTGGAAGCCATGCGCCCGCGCTACTCGCTGAGTGATGCCGTAATTGGTGGCGCCGCCAGGATCTTTGGGGTGATCGACGTAACCGCCCTCATTTCCCAGGAGTCGTTTGAGCGATTGCGTCAAGTTCATTTGGCATCACCATTCTGAAAATAGAACATCTTCGACACGTTGCCCTGCGCCCTGCTGAGCAGCACGAACAGAATGGCAAAGGTCAGCGTATTGTAGAATGACACGACAGGCCAATTGCCGTACATGAGCACGCGACCAACGATACTTAGCCACTGCTGGGCGCAGAGAGAGGCCAAGCCAAATGCGCATGCGCTGGGCAATAATCGATATGTGGCATCACCACGACGAAACTTGAAAGCGATCTGGTAGGCGCATCCACCACAGAACATGGCCTGCATGGTGGCGACAATAGGCACCCAGTAAAAGTCGATTATCCACACTATTCCGCCGATCATTCAGTTTTTCCTTTCCCGAAGAACCGGCCAAAAATGGTTTTAAGCCATTCAGGCCACGTCCCAGTTTGAAAGGCCTCAACAACGCTGATGC